CTAGGGTGTGGACACATTGTGGACACTCTGACCACCATTAGCACCCTTCAGCGGGTTAAGCGAAATCGCATCCTGCAGGTACTGAGGAGCGAAGTGCGCATAGACCATTGTCTGCGCAATTTTCGTATGACCTAAGATCCTCTGCAGTGTAATGATGTTGCCCCCGTTAATCATAAAGTGCGTGGCGAAAGAGTGTCGTAGCGCATGTGTTGCTTGTCCGGCCGGTAAATCGGACTTAACCTCTTTGAGGGTTCGCCTGAAGTCAGCATAACTGGCTTCAGGAAAAAGAAAGCCTCGTGTTTTGCCGACTACGTAAGCCGCAACGTCATCAGAGATCGGGACCGTGCGCGGTGTGTTGGTTTTCGTCTTAACGAAAGACACCCGGTTATGAATCACGTTCTCCGCTTTCAGCCTTGCAGCCTCACCCCATCTTGCCCCGGTACTCAGACACAAGACGGCAATTTTACGATTATCTCCTGATAGCGCTGCCAGTAAGGCGTCAATTTCCTCAAGAGTGAGATAGCCCGTTTCGGCAGTCTGCTCTTTCAGTTTTTTGAACCCCCTAAACGGATGCTCGCCGTTATACATTTCTGACTCAATCAGGGTAGTAAACATCCCACCTAATGTAATCAGGTCGCGGTTGATGGTAGTTGGCTTAATACCTTCAGCCCGGCGTTGAGCACAATATTGCGTTATCAGGCTCTTGGTGATCTGGAAAGCGCATGGGTTACCGGTCATCGTTTCGAAACGCTCAATTTTCCTGAGATACGATTGACCGTGCTCCTCATGTTTACCTTTCAGCTTCCACCACAACTCTTTCAGTTCTGACAATTGGCGTTTGTCCGTTGGTTTTGAGAGCCATTCCTTTGAGTGATGGTTATATTGAGTGTGCTTTTCAAAAGCCATCGCCTCGCTTTTCTTGTCGAACTTCCGACGGATGCGTTTTCCGTTACGCCCGCTCGGTCTAATGTCCACTTCATATCGACCATCATCGAGCTTTTTAACAGACATAAAGCCTCCCGATGATGTTACTGCGTACTTCAATTTCCTGATTTAAATAGCAAAAACTCACTGTGCATTTGCTGCACAAAAAAGCGCCGTAAATGGTTAGCCAGTTTTCTGGTCTGAGTGGGGTGACGTTGTTGTCTGCTGCCCAAAGTGCGCGAGAGCCGGTGCAATCTGCCCAGCTTCGGGTGTTATTTGATCAGTCATAAACCACATGGTGTATTTCGTGAAGCGCGGATGCTGGAGGATTTTCATGATTTGTTCGACTCCCGGCTTTTTGTCACCGGCTTCATAACTACAAAAAGAACCGTAAACGATTCCAGTTAACTCACTGAATTGTCGCCTATTTAACCTTTCTGACTCTCTTATCAGCTTGATTTTTTCATGGATCTGTATTGACATAAAATCACCTATAGTTGAACATTATCACCTATCGTAGATTTAACTAGCCGATAGATGAATCACCTTTTAGAGCAACTAAACCCTATTTAGAGCAATTAATCACACTAAAGGAGAATCGTAGCAGATGACTAACCAGCTTGTAAGCAGAACAGATGCGGTTCCATATCAGGAATTTGCCCGTCTTATTGGTAAAACACCCGCAGCAGTTAAAGGCATGATTGAGAAGGGCAAGCTGCCTGTAGTCGAGATGACTGATCCCCAGTCAACGAGTGGGCGCGCAGGGGAATACTGGGTTTACCTGCCAGCGTGGAACAAGGGCATGAAGATGGCCTATGACAGCCGCCCGAAGGAAATTAGAGACGGTTGGCTGATGTGGCTCGGGTTAGGGGAGCCAGTATGAATAATGAACCTCGCTGTATTGCACAGTTGCTTCGAAGAGAAAGCCCTAAACCTACCAACTTCACTATCACTCATGGTCGCGGACGCAAGGGCATCATCATCCGAACCCGTAAGACGGGTGTTATCGAGAAGCTTCGCCGCCTGGTCAAAAAGAGAGGACTGTGGTTATGACGGTCATGACACTTGATGTGATCCAGAAGCAACCAACAGCACTTCGCGGTCTGGTCTGCAAGTATCTGGCTCAGCCTCGCTGGCAAGACACTTGCGATTTTTACAATCAGATGATGGAGCGGGAGCGTCTTACGGTTTGTTTCCACGCTCAATTAAAACAACGTCACTCTGTCATGCGCTTAGAGGAAATGACCGAAGCTGATCGTGAGCGTCTTGTTTGCGCGCTTGATGAATTGAGAAATGCATTCGCCCGGCACCGCCAACTTGGAGTGTCGAAAGCAACTTTCATCAGCCGCCTGACCGTTAGCCAAAGGCGATCACTGTTTCTTCATGCGGGACTAACAGAGCAGGAATTTATGATGCCGCACTGGCGTTTGAATGAAGATGACTGTTATTGGCGTGAGAAACTTTTCCGCGCTCTGCGAGAGCTGTTCAGCCTTTTTGAGTACGCACCAACCATTTTAACCTCGGTAAAACCTGAGCAGTATTTACATTAATTAATCTCGATTCGTTTTATTACGCGCCTTACAGCGTGGGGACTCCTTTTGTCCGGAGATAGGCAAATGCAAAAACAAAATACAGCGCAACGGGGGATGTATTCGGCACTTCTAGCGCAGGCAGTAAGCGAGGCACAGCGCGACACGGCGACCCGTTTCTCTTCTCAGTTTGACGGGCTTATCGCGCACATCAGTAAGTCAGAACTTAATCGTACCGAGATTATCGAGTTATTAGGTCAGGAGTCGGAAAAGTTACACAACTCAATTTTTGGTAGGGCTGGCTAACCACTTTTAACAGGAAGCAAAAATGAGCATACGCATCGAGATTAATAACCAGTACGTCATCACCAGTGACCGCTATCAATTCATATTGCAGGAAAAAAAGACCGCTACATCCGGGAAGAATGAAGGTAAGGAATGGTTGGACGTTGTGGGTTACTACCCAACTATCCCTAAGCTTATCTCAGGCTTGGTTTTGCATGATCTTTTGACCAGCGATCTTACCGGCTTCTCAGCTTTGGAAGCTCGGATTGAACGCATGGGGAAGCAATGTCTGGACGCTTTTAAATAATATGTCCAACGAACCTCGGGGGCGTGTTGCCCCCTCGCCACCACCACCATTTTTGAAGGGCACCAGTGATTCATTCGTTGGTGCTTATCCCTGGAATAATGTCAACAAAGAGGCTATAGGCCGCGACAGACCCCTTACACGTGGCGAATACCGTCAGGTGCAAGGTGTTTTAGGTAAAGTTAATCGCCTGCCATATGTCTTAAAAACGTTGTTTAACTCGCGGTATGACTTCATCCGTCGTACTAAAAGCCCACTTCATGGTTTCTATTTCCTCAAGAACACCGTTGAGCAAAGGGTGGGGCCGCGTCTTGAGCGGGTAAATCAGTTAAATGGAATGAACGAGACTGCATCGCTTCTCTTTCTGAGCGAGCGCGAAAGCTATTCACGATTAGCGGGTATGAGTGACAAAGCGCTCAAAAAATTTGCTGCTCGTATTGCTTCGCAGCTCTATGTTGCTTATGAGGAACTTAGCGACGCTTGGGCAGATGCTCATGGCGGTAAAGAAACCCTTTTCACCGATGAAGCGCAGGCGCACTTATATGGTCACGTTGCCGGTGCAGCTCGTGCATTCAACATCACCCCAATGTTCTGGAAGAAATACCGCAAAGGGCAAATCACGATCCGCCAGGCATTTTCCGCTATCGCTCGTCTGATTAACGATGAATGGTGGATTAACCAGTTTAAGGCGCAGCGTATGCGCTGGCACGAGGCTTTGCTGATTGCCGCCGGTGAGGTGAATAAAGACCGCTCCCCATACGCCAGCAAAACGGCGATCCGCGATGTACATTCTCGCCGTCAGGCTAATTTCGAATATTTGAAGTCGTGTGACTTGGAAAACAAAGTCACCGGTGAGCGCATCGATCTCATCAGCAAAGTCATGGGAAGTATTTCAAACCCCGAAATCCGTCGTATGGAACTGATGAATACTATCGCAGGGATTGAACGCTATGCGGCCGGTCAGGGGGACGTCGGGATGTTTATCACTATCACCACGCCGTCGAAGTATCACCCGACACGTCAGGTTGGAAAGGGCGACAAAAAGACGGTGCAGCTTAACCACGGATGGAATGAAACCGCCTTTACGCCCAAGGATGGACAGCGGTATTTGTGCCGTATCTGGAGCCTGATGCGTACAGCTTTTAAAGATAACGGTCTGCAGGTCTACGGGATGCGTGTTGTTGAGCCGCATCATGACGGGACTCCGCACTGGCATATGATGCTTTTTTGCAAACCAGAGCAACGCAAACACATCACCGAAATCATGCGCCGTTATGCCTTAAAAGAAGATGGCGATGAAAAAGGAGCTGCAGCACAGCGCTTTGAAGCGAAGCACCTCAATCAAGGTGGCGCAGCCGGTTACATTGCAAAATACATCGCGAAGAATATCGATGGTTACGCGCTCGATGGTCAGGTCGATCACGACACCGGCAAGCCTCTAACCGATACCGCATCAGCGGTAACCGCATGGGCGTCAACATGGCGTATCCCGCAATTTAAATCAATTGGCCTGCCGACGATGGGCGCATATCGCGAACTGCGAAAACTGCCTCGCGGGGTAAGCATTGCTGATGAATTCGATGAGCGTGTCGAGGCGGCCAGAGCTGCAGCTGATGAAGGTGAATTTGACCTGTATATCGTAGCGCAGGGTGGGGCGAATGTTCCACGCGATAGCCAGACTGTCCGTGTGGCTCGTAACGTGACTGATGAGGTCAACGCCTACGAGGAGGATATAGAGAGAGTTGTGGGCATCTACGCCCCGCACTTGGGCTCTGAGCTGGTACGTGTTACCCGGACAGCCGAATGGCGCATTGTTTCAAAGCTTTTGGCCGTTGAGCCTTTGACTTTAAAAAGCGGCATTGCCGCGCCTCGGAGTCCTGTCAATAACTGTGGAAATCTTACTGAAATAAAGATTACACATGAGCAGTTAGAGTCCATGTTAGAACCATTTGATAAGTCTCATCGCAGCGAGGTTAATGGAATAGATATTAAAAACGGGAAAAGGGAGGATGTTATCATTTAAAGGGTTTCTTAAGGAATAATATATGAGGGGTATTCGCGCTCAACATTGAGTGAGCCAGCACATAACGTGCTGGCATGTGATTATCATGAAGGTCTGAATGTTTTAGTGTAGGTCTCAACAATATCAGAGGCGCGAAGTTTACATGTTATTAATCGTTCTCTTATGAATACTTCATCGTGAGTTTTGTCAGCGGAGCAAATTGATTGAATGAAATTCAAAATTGCAGCTTTAAAATCATCAAGATTCTTAATTGTCATAATTCTAGTCCCTGCATTGAGCGTCGCGGCGTATTCAGGGAAATTAGAGTGATGAATCATTACAGGCGTGAATGTGGCTGTTTGATCATAAATACTCCTAAACCATGCTCCTGACCCATTTAGCTGGTTGCAATCATGTTTGCTTATTCTTTCTGCTGTAGCTCCATTTTTACATTCGATAACAAGATAGAAATTATCACCTAGGCTCCAAAGGTTATCGGGACCTTTACCAGTGTCATTTTCGGGCCTATGACTTCTAAATCCAAGAAGTTTAGCTATATTATCGATGGCATTTTCAAATGGATTGGAAGTTCCCTCCATAAATACTAAATTATCGAGAATGGAGTTGGTGTGAACAATGATTTCATTGTTGTTTCTAAACTCATTTCTGAAATATATGCTACATTCCTTGGCTTGTTCTAAGGCTGCACCATCTAATCTATTGTATCTCACTCCAGCTAGGGGTTTTAATACTCGATAATTATCATTCGAGGCGGATTGTAAAAGAACTTGCGCTTCAGTAGTATCGTATAGGTTTACATATTCTGCCGCGTGTTCCTTCAAATATCCTTTGAGAATTTTATCATTCACATTAGAATCATTTATCAGCAGATCTGCAGCTTGGTGTGCCATGTTTCTTGATGCAAGGTCATACGCCTTTCTTTTATTTATAATATGTTGATCGACTTCTTTTTTTTCAGCCCTTAAACCAGCAAGCACACCTTTACTCATCGATGTCCAGTCTTGCTTTCTAAGTAGGCAATAATCTAAAGCACCTTTAATAGAATCAATGGATGAATCTGGAAGAATCTGAACGAGTTTTTGAGATAATTCAATTTGAGCCTTGGTTGCTGGTGAGAATTTATTTAATGAAGATCCCAAGAATACAGCACCATTTAAAGTTTTACCTAAGAGAATAACACCGCAATAATCATCGCTTGAACGAACTCCTCGTCCCATTCCTTGTTCAATTTTTTGTATTATTTCATCTTTAGTTTTTTCGCTTCCTAGAAGCATGCTTTGTGTAACTTTATCAACTAATCGTCTTACATCTGGAAGTCCGTCAATGACTAACAACCGACACGCATAATTTGGTAAATCGATACCATCATAACGATTAACTAAAACAACTAATCCAACGTGCTTGCTTCGTAATTCCTGTACGCCCGAGTTTAAGTTGTCTTTGTCTAAAACTCGGTCCGCTACATCATGCCAAAATTTTGATCTGTATTCTGATGGGACGATTACAACAACGTTGTGATCTTTTGATATTTCCTTACACATTGTCTTGATTTCAAGATCGGTTAGGTTTGGATTAATAACCTGAGGCATCAAAATCATCCTATCCCCAATATCACCTATTGTTTTTGGAGTTATAGGATTAGATAATGAATCGTCAGTTATGCCAAAATGACTTGCTAAAATAGACTCGTCTACAAGAGTTGCAGTCATAAATATTTTTCTTTTGGCATTTGAGATGCTAGGTATCATTTGAATGGGAATGCAATGTGGAGAGATCTCTATTTTTGTTGCACTAACAATGCATTTTGATAGGGCCAAGTTTTCTTTAACCAAAGGCCATTTAAAACTAAGGTCTTCATGATCTTTGTTTTTAAGTAATGCTTGCGTTGTAGCTGTCAGATTTGCTTGCCAACTCCAGAATGGGACTCTAACGTATGCATTGCGATCCCCAGATTGAATTTCAAGGGTTTTCGCGCTTGCTTGGGTAAGCATCGGGCTTTCGAACATTTTAAATAACGTGTCATAAGCAGGGTTGTTCCTACTGATACTAATGGTGAACTGATCTTCAATAGATGATAAGCATGCGTGAGCATCATCAATGATAATTGAACCTATTGATATTTTTTCACCATCATCTCCCACACCAAAGACTGACCGCCCATTTACTAGCTTGAATATGTTTGTTACGAGTATTTCTTTGCCAGCGATAAACTTTTGTGATTTTTCATCTTGAGTGACAGGTATTCCTAACTGTGTTGCTTCAGAGATTACTTGATCAACTAAATATTTATCAGGTACAACATATACTGAAGGGCCAACACCTTCATTCATACAACTTTTGAGAATGATCAAACCTACAGATGTTTTACCACTCCCCGTATTCATTTTTATTACGTTGGTTGTCTTGTGTCTCAAGTTATACCACTCCCCCCATACTTCCGCTTGCACATCTCGTGGATATTGGAATTTTGATTCTTTATTAGGAAGGGTAGTAAATATATCCCTTGGGGGGATCGCTGTGTCGCTATTAACACCAGTTGATAGCTTCGTTAAATCGAGAGAAAAACCAGACATTATGATCTCCTTGTAAATCATTACTCTTTTGCGGTTTGTCATCTGGGGATTTTAATCATTATCACGTTTTGAAGTTGTATGCATCAAATCGCATTCAGTTTTGATAGCTCTGTCGTCAAAGACAAGCTAAGCCGTTACTGAAAATCATGAAATGCATAGTTGCATTAAAACCGCCCCATCAAGCGGGCAGGCGAGGCGGGGATAGCACTGCGCGCCAGACGTGGTGACAGGATTTATTTTGCGCGTCTATGCGCGTCGTGGCGGCGCGCTGATGGATGCGGTCGGCTAATGAGGTGTTGGGGCAGTTGCGCCGCGTGTGCGGCGTCTGGCTTGCTCTGAGGGGATGCCGCCCGGAGGCGGCATTTTGGGCGGGTTTAGTCGGTATCGATGCCGTAATCCTTAAAGCGGATCACCTCCATCCCTAACCAATCATTAATCTCTTTGAAACGCTCCTGCAGCGGCGTCAGCTCGTTACGCACAAAGACCCGCGCCACCTTCTCGATATCGCCCATTGAGCCGATATTCTCGGGCTTGCCGCCCATGAGCTGGAACGGTACGCGGTGCGCATCGAGCAGGTCAGCGGCGCTCACCTTCTTGATGTTAAAAAAATCATCCTTCGTAGCGACTTCACTCAACGGCACGATCTTAATGCCGTCCGGTTTCCCGTTCGGAGCGTAGAAAAACAGGTTTTTGAAATTCCCGAGTCCTTTCGAGTCGCGCATCGCGGAGCGCAGCGCCTCGACGTCAGTGCTGCTTTGCGCCGCGTCGGTCACGTACATGATGTAACCCGCGTGCGCGCCGTTCTGATAATACTTGCGACGAAACAGCGTGGCGGATTCATTCAGCCAGGCTGAATTGAGCGCGCTAAGGTATTCAGGCATCCCGTAGAGCTCCTGATTGATATCGGGCTCCAGCAAATGGCACACCGAGCCGGGCGCGAACTGGTGCGGGTGAGTGAAGTCCGACACGTACCAGTAAACGCCATCCTCCACGCCACGGCGGGTATATTTGGCCGGGGAGGTTTCCAGCTTAAATAGCTGGCCGGTGACGCTCATGCGCTTCTCAAGATAGCCGTTAGCAAAGACCAGATAATCGAGCACAAGGCGGCTGAAATCCTGACGTGAAAGCAACGGATGCGGGATGTAGGTACTCGTCAGAATGTTGCGCTTCACGTAAATCGGGGAGCTGTGGTGCACGGCGGCGCGCAGGCTTTTCGCCAGCCCGGAGAAGTTGACCGGCGGCTCGTACCATTTGCCGTTATTGATGCA